ACGAACCCAGGCACAACCTTGGTTTCCGCTACTGTGCGCTCTTTGAACGGGTCGAAGATGTCCCGATCGGCGGCGGTCGTGAACTTCTGGAATCGCTTGGAGTTGGTGAGGTAGTCCGTCCACGCGGCGTTGCCCATGCGCTGGGCCTCGGCGATTTGCGTGCCGAACACTTCCGGCGATTGCAAAAACTGCCGCATGGGTTCGTATGCGCGCGTTTTTAGAGTTTCCTCGGCGAACTTGTCGGCGGCGTTTGCCATGCGGCCGAACCCTCGCACGGCATAGTTGCCGATTTCTCGCTTGAGGTCGTCGATGCGCGCCGCCATGTGTCCCGCGTCAATTGCCTCATTCCCCATTTTCGAGATCGTGTCGTACTCTTGCTCGAGGCGGCGCGAGAGTTTGTTGATCGCGCCTTTGGCTTCGGAAATGCCCTCGTGCTCAAGGGCTTCGTCGAGGGCGTTTTGGATCTGCGTGAGGTGCTCAAGCGAGGCGGCTTTGACGGCGGCACCGTCGAGGGCGTCCACCTCGGCAAAACTCTCAAGCGTCGCGGCTTTGCTTTTGCCGGTGCTTGTCACATGGCTTGCGCGCGCGCCTTCGAAAAAATCGTTAAGGTCCGAGACAATCGAGCCGGCTACGCGCTCTTTGCCTTCCTTGGCGGTCGCGAGCTGCTCGCGAACCATTCGGCCCTGCGGGCTCTCGGGGTCTTGTAGGGCCTTGGCGGTCTTCTCGATTTCCGCAAACCGGTCTTGCACGGCGCCCATGTTGGCGCTCGTGATGTTGTCCGCGGCCTCGGCGATCTGCTTGGTGTAGGCCTCACGCTCCTCGAGGCTCGCCGTTGCCGGCGGCGGGTTGGCGTGGAGCTGCTCGAGGTAGGCCTGTTGCTCCTCGATGGTCTTCGGCACGTTTCGCGCGGCGGCGATTTCGTCCGGGGTGAGGGGCGAGCCGGGCTTGGGCTTCTGCGCCGCGGCCGCGGCTTCTGCGGCGGCGCGCGTCTCGGCTTCACCGACGGAAAGCGATGCGAGGCGGCGCACCTCTTCGCTCATGAGGCTAGCGCGGCGGCCGGCGTACGCGCCCGCGGCTGCGCCCGCGGCTGCGCCCGCGGGGCCGGCTGTCACGCCTCCAATGATGCCCCCAAGGGTTCCGCCGGCCACGCCGCCCACGCGCAAAGATCGCGCTGCGGCACCGAGGCCCGTAAACAGTGCACCGGCCCCGGCGCCCACGAGGACGGCTTCGCCTGCGCGGCGCCCGGCCTCAAGCGCCAGCGAGCCGTCCGACAAATGGGACGCAATGTATTCGGCCGATAGCTGATCGTTTAGCGTCACGTCTTTTGCGGCCGTCGTGACCGCGAGACCTGATGCTTCGCCGATGCCGCGTGCGACGGCTTGACCGATGCGCGTTTGCACCGCGCGTTGTGCGAGCTCGCTGCCTGTCTTCTCGGCGATGCCCTCGGCAATGCTGATGCCCTTGGCGCCGGCGGCCTCGAGGGCACGTGCGCCGAACCCGAGCGCGGTCTTGGCTGCGCCGGCCTCGGCGGCACGCCCTGCGGCCGCTGCGGCGGCACGAGCGGGGGCTTCTGCCAAAGCCTTGGTGCCGGCGCTGGCAATGAGGGACGCGCCAAAGCCTGCGGCCTCGGCGGCGAGGTCGATGCCTTTGTTCTCCTCGGCGCGAAGCTTGATGCGCTCGGCGGCCTGGGCTTGGGCCTGCTTGGCGCCTTCGACGCCGCCCGTGGCGAAGCCGATTAGGCCTGAGCCGGCGCGCTCGATTGCTTCGCCGATGGGGAGACCGAACGCCACGCCACGAATGCCGCTCTCTACCGCTTGCACGGCGGCTGGCACGGCGCCCGTTTGGCTTTCGCGCACGGCGTTCACGCGCGCGATTTCCGTGGCTTGGTCCGGCGTCACCTGCTTTGCGCCGGGGTTGGCTGCAATGTACGCCTCGAGGTCGGCTTCCGGGCCTTCGACGAGCTGGCCCGTCGATGTTTGAACGTAGGCCGTCACTTCGGCCCCTTAGATGGGCCGAACGTCGGCGGGGCGCTGCCCGCGCGTGCGTAGATCGCTGCGCGCACCGCCGCGCGCTGGTTTGGTGGGACCGTTTGGAGCGCAAGGTCCACGCGGCGATCGATTAGTTTGCGCTGCTCATTGATCCATGCCTGATTTCGCACCGGGTCGCCGCCGCCTGCGGACTGAGCAATTTTTGCGTCCTCGCTCTCGCTGCCCGCGGCGCCGGTTAGATCGCGGCGGTAATTTAGCGTCGAGGTTAGGCGCGCTTGATCGAGCGCCCGTGCTGCCTCGGCGACCGATGGCATGGCGGACATAATCCCAGCGCCGATTCGGCTGCCTGCCACGTTGAGGCCGGCGCCTGGGGCCTCGGCTGCCGATCCATATGCTTTGATCGCGTTCTCAAATGAGTCGAGGTTTGACAATAGCGCCGGCAAGTCTTTTACCCCTACGGCCGATTTGGCGAGCTCGTCGAGGGCCTTGGACACGGCCTTTGGGTTTGCTGCTGCGGACGTTTGCGCGGCGGCGCCCGTCGCGGCCGATAGCTCGCCGGACTCAATGCCCTTCTCCATCGCGCTCTTGGTTAGGTCCGCTTCTTCTTTTTGCGTTTGCAGCGCGCGCTCCCGATCAAATTTGATCGTTGCCTGTCGCTCGTCGTAGGCGCGCTTCGCTGCCAATGCTGCTGCGGCTTGGTTGGCCTTCACACGCGCTTGGTAGCGTGCGGCGTCGGCCTCGAGCGGGAGGCCTTCGCGGCGCGTCTGCACGTCAAGGATCGAGTTGCGAACGTCTTTCATCGACTCGGCGGCGCGGGCCTGCAAGTCGTCGAGCACCATCGCGCCCCTGGGGCCGGCGGCGGCGAACGCCGTCGAGGCCTTGGCTTGGTTGCGCAGTGCGGTGTAGCTCTGCGCGAGGGTGAGGTTGCGCGCGGCCTGAGCGTCGCCGAGCAACCGTTCATTTCGCTCGAGCATCCTGCCAAGCTCGGTTACTTTGCCTTTCTTCTTGTCGATCTCGCTTTTTTGCGCGTCAAGCTCGCGATTGATGCGATCGTTTACGATCTGCATGGCGTAATTCGGGCCGCCGCTGAGCGACGCGCCGAAAGAGCCAAGGGCAACCGCGAGACCCGCAAAGATGCGTCCGGCGGCGCCACCATAGGCTTTGTCCACGTCGATCGACGTGCTGTCGAGCTCCTTTTGCGCGAGCTGATAGGAGTCGTCGGCCTTTTTGGCGGCGTCGTTGCGTTGCTGTAGGCGCTCTTCAGCGGCCTTGTACTCTGCCGCGACGGCCGCCGCTTCCTTGGTGGCAAGGTCTTTTTCGGCTCGCAGGCCTTCTTCCTCGGCTTGCAGCACGTTGGCCTGATCGGTCAGTTTGGCGCCGAACCGCGCGCTAGTGCTTTCAAGCTGCTCGCGAAGCTCGGTTTCCTGGCGCTTCAGCGCGCCCGTTTGGAATTCCTCGAGCTTCTCCTGCGGCGTCATTTTGGCGCGCTGTTTTTCGAGCGTCGCGAGCTGCTTCCGCAAGTCGGCGGGCATAACCTCGCCCCCAACGACGTTGAGCGCGCCGGCGGGCTCCGCTGGCGCCACGCCTGGAGCCGTGGGGCCGGTCACATTCATTTCGGGCATCGTGAGCCGCCGCGCTTGGCCCGTCACGTCGGTTTCGGGCATGACCACGCCCGGAACACGCGGCATGTTCAAAGGGGCCTTGGCGAGGCTCCCAGGGGCCGCAGCGGGGCCGCCAAGCACGGGCACGGCTTCGCCCATGAAGCCCTGCGCCGGGGTACTGACGCCGCCGAGCTCGAGCGCGCCCGGCGATGGTGCCGGCATCCGCGATCCGAGCACGGCGGGGTTTGTCAGGCTCGTGTCGAGCTGCATTGGTGGAAGTGCGGCCGGCGCAAACGGCGCAGCCGGAATCACGCTTCCGAGCACGCTTCGGGCGTCGAAAGTGTCCTCACTGTGCGCGGGCGTGTTGACGCTCCCTATGTTCAGTGCCATTAGCCGATCTTTCCGCCAAGGGTTGCGCCTGCGGCGGCGCCACCGGGACCGCCCACGAGGCCGCCGATAATTGCCCCGCCCACGGTGCCGATGCGGGCGAGGCCGGCGGCGCTCTCTTGGGCCTGCTGCTCGCGCTGGCCGCCGGCGAGGCGCTGAGCTGCGAGGAATCGCGTTTGCATGTCGCGCAGAATTTCTTGCTCCGTGGCGCGGCGCGCTTCGGCTTCGCTCATGAGGCCTTGGCCGAGCGATGCCACGCTGCGGAGGTAGGCGGCTTGACGCGCGGCGGCTTCCTGCTCGAGCGCGCCCATTTGCGCGGCGGCGGCTTGGCCGAGCTGCCCGCCAAGAATTGCGGCTTCAGGGCCTGCACCTCTGGCTCCGTAGGGTGTGCGGCCTATAACCATGGCTCGAGCCTGCGCGGCCTCTGCGGCCTGCTGGCCGGCCATCATGGCGGCGCTGCCGCTCAGCGTCGCGGCGCGCTCGCCGAGCACACCGGCGGCGGCCTCCTGCGGAGCTCGGGCGGCGGCAAAGCGCGCGTCTGCACCCTGCTGCAATGCTTGGAGGCCTTGCATCTGCTGCCGGTAGAATTCCTCTTCCTGCTGCTGCGGCGTGCGGTAGGCGCGCTCAGCCTGCTGTTGTGCGAGCTCCTGCGCGTTTGGCGCGACGTATTGTGCGCCGGATTCGGCCCACGACGTGGGATTGACGCGGTTTTCGCGGCCGGGGCTGAACGGGGACGGGGGCTCGTAGGGCATTAGGTCTTGCTCCGGATGAGGTAGGGCACGCCGGCGGCGGCGGCGCCCGTCGCGGCGCCAAAGAGGCGCTGTTGCCGCTGCGCCTCGGCTTGGGCGTAGGCTTGGCCGATCTCAAGCTCCGGCGCGAGCGTGGCGCGCTGCGCTCCGAGGGCCTGGGCGAAGTCGGCGCGCTCGAGGCCGTATTGGGCCATTTGCTGCTGGCGCAAGAGCTCCGCCATTTGCGCGGCGGCGAGGGCGTTGCGCTGCTGCTCTTGGGCCTGCACCTGCGCGGCCTCTTGGAGACCGTATTGCTGGGCCTGCCCGGCACCAAGAGCACCTAGTGCGGCCGTCTGCACACCTGCGATGCCTCCGACGCTGGAAGCCGCGCCAAGGGTCTGCTGCGCGCTCTGCATGGCCTGCGTGCGCGCGGCTTGGCTTGCGGCCTGGGTGCCGGCCATCGCGCCGAGAATGCGTTGCTCCTGCTGCCCTTGGGTGAAGCGTTCTTCGGCGCGCTGCTGCTGCCCGTACATTTGCCGGATGCGGCGCTGGTACTCGGCGGCAACGGCCTCGGGGTCTTCGCCGATGTTGCCGACGCCGGTCACGCGGGTGGTCGGCACGTCGCGACCCGTGAAGGCCTCGGTGGTGGCTTTGCCGACGTTGCCAAAGAAATTGCCGATGTCTTCGCCGATGCTTGCCATGGAGTACCCTACTGCTTGCGCGCTGCTGGGAGTCGCTTGGTGCCACCGAGCGGGAGCACCTCGATGGCGAGGCCGACAAGCTGGGGGCCTTCGCCAGTCGATACCACGAGGGGATCGGTGTCGCTGATCGTAATTTTGACCGCCTGCGTTTTTTGGCTGCCCACCTGAAGCTTAACCTGCTCGGGCCATGAGCTCCCCGGCGACGGTGCAAGCTGCGCCGGCGACCATGAGCCGGTCGCGCGGACGGTGGACTCGTCGAAGTCGGTGTAGACGTTGATCGCAAGGTAGTGGTCCGCCTTGGAGCGTCCGAGGAACTGGCAATTGCGGAAACGCGCGTAATCCTGCGAGCCGCCGGGCTGAATCCATGCGGTCTTGGCCGTCATGCTCAGGTAATTGCCGAACTCGAAGAACGTGCTGCGGTCGTCGTAGATCCACCGGCTGTTACTGGTGTTGTTGTCGCACGCGAGCACGCCAAAGGCGTTGCTGCTTGTCGCTGCGGTCCATGTGCCGTCTTCGCGGAAGCGTAGCACGTCGCGGCTCCACTGGTTTACGCCGTAGTTATAGACGAGCACCTGTTTTTGGCCCGCCGTCGAGCTCTGGACGTAGAAGCGAACCTCGCGCTCCTCGGCGATGTGCACGGCGGCGATCACGGCGTCGTACGGGTACTGGCCCGAGGTGATGTCCTGCACCGGGAGGCCGATGGGCTGCAAATCGAGGCGCTCGCCGATGAGGTAGAAAATGTTGTCGCTGCCAAAGAATAGCAGACCCGGCGGGATGCTCACGACGCTGGCGGGGGATGTGCACCCGAGGTAATCGTGAATCGACTCGGGGTCGCTGAGCGCGGAGCCTGCGCCGGTCTCGTCGCGAAATTGGCCGTACGCGGCGTAAACCGAGCTCTCAGTGAACAGGATCAATTTGTCGTTCAGGGTGCCGGCGGCGGTGCAGCCGCCGTCGTGCTCCATGCGGATGACGTTGCCCACGGCGAACGAGGGGGCCTGATTTGCGACGGGGGCGTTGGAGTAGTAGATGCTCCGCGGGTCGTCGGCCCCGCCCACAAGGAGCCGGTTGCGGTAGTTGACGGCAAAGCGCGCGCTGGCGACGGGCACGAATGGGAGCACGCCTCCGGTCGTGTAGATGGTCGGAGCGTCAAGGTCCGGGAGGCCGAGCGAGGTAGCCGCGAGCGTGCCCGCGTCGCGAATGGTGGTCGCGCCGTAGCCGGCCACGCTCGAGGCTGCGATGGAAGTCCAGCGGCGGAGGATCGTGCCGTCGGGCTCCGTGACGTAGAATTCGATCGTGGCGTCGTCGCGGTTCAAGTAGCTGGCGCCGGAATGGTAGATCGTCCAAGTGTCCTGCGCGCCGCTGACGGTCACGCGGCACGGGTCGGACGGCGTAGAGCGGTGGATGTTGCCTTGAGCGTCGCGGTAGGCGAGCACGGCTTGCAGCAAATAGTCGCCGTCCTGGAAGTCTACTTGCACGCCGCCGGCGCTTTGGCGCACGCTGCCGATGTACGGGCGGTCAATGATAGCCGTTTCGGCGGCCTGCTGGCCGTCGATGGTTTGCACGAGCCCGCCGGCGGTTTGCAGGCTTGCGCCGTAGGCGGTGCCGAGGGCGTCACCGGGCGCGCGCGGCTCGAGCGTGACGACGGCGAAGGCGAAGCCGCCGGAACCGTCCACGGCGAAGCGGTGCGGGATGTGCCACCGGTTGGCGCGGTAGAATGGGCGAGGCGGGGCGGTCGGAAGAAGGCGCGGGATGAGCGTTTGCGCGGGCGAGCTCGCGAGCGTCGTGCGGTGGTCGTTTGGCCCGGTGACGACCATGGTGCCGATGTCGCCGGGGTAGTTCGCAAACTTCTCGGTCTCGAGGACGTTGCTCGCGTCGCGGCCCTGCCACGTCGAATAGGACGATCCGAGGCCAAGCGGGAGGCGCACCGGGAGGCGGTTCGTTTGCGTGACCTTGGCAAAGTATGTGAGCCGGAACGCGCGCGCGGTGGGCGTTGCGGCGCTCATGTTCTGGTCTTGGACGGTCGCGCCGGTGTCGGTGCGCGTCGAAAAATGGTGCACGTAGCGCGCGAGCACGTTCTCCGGCGCCGTCTGGTCGATCTGGATGAGCTCGGCGAAGACCGCGGCCTCGTCGTAGCCAAGGCTCAGGTTCTCGAGCGTTTGCGCCACGGTGACCGTGCCCACGACGGGGCACGAGCCGGCGCGCACGAGCGGGATCGCCGTGCTGCCTGATGACACGAGGGCGAGGCCGGTGGTCGTGATGACGTGCATTTGCAGCACGCCGGCGGTCGGCTGCCACGGAAGCGCGGCTGCGAGGTTGACCGATAGGGCCACGCCGCCGAGGTAGAGACGGTTTCCAAAGAGCTCGAGCGACACGGCCACGACGGCGAGCGCGCCGACTTTGGCGGTGTTGGCTTGCGCGCTAAGGGCGAGCGAGCCGGCGGTGACCGTCCACCGTTGCAGCCGGTAGGTCGTCGTGCGGGACGAGTAGACGGCGAGAAAAAGGTTCACGCCGTCGCTCGCGATGTCGTAGGGGCAAAGGGGCCGGTATCGCTCCGCGGTCGTGTAGCGGAACGCCGTGAGCTCCCACCAGTCGCAATCGAGCGCGCCGGCGCTCGAGTAGCCGTTGACGAGCGAGCCGAGGCCGGATGCGGCATACGTGCACGTGTAGAGGTCCACCGTTGCCGGCGTGACGGCGCCGGGGAACCCGCCGAACGTGCGATCGGGGAACGCGACCGAAACCACGAGCGTGCTGACGCTCTGGTACGCGAGGACCTTAGGGTAGACGCGGCCGGTCACGTTAGTGCTCGCCGAGTCGATTAGCGCGCGCGTCTGCGCGTCGTATTGGCTCACGGTGAGCGTCACGGTGGTGCCGGTTGCGCCTGTCACCTGCTTTGCGCGCGTGATGCGGGCGACGAAAACGAAATCCTCTGTGGCGGCAATGTCCCAGGCGTCGTCGAAGTTGGCGGCGCCGGCGTCGTAGCTGGTCACGTCACCGATCACGTCCGACACGGCGCCCACGGTCACCCAATCGTTTGTGCTGCTGGGTGCGTATTGACGCGCCACGTAGCCGCACTCGTTAAGGATGCGCGCCGAGGCGCTTGAGCCACTCGCGCCGTCGTCGATGGCGTTGTCACGCGCGGCGTCGAGCACGACCGTTTGATCGCGCAACGCAAGCGCGGCGATGGGTGCGCCGGCGTCGTTGAGCGGCGGGGTGGTCGTCTGGTAGCCGTAGCGTTTGCGCACGCTGCCGGGCGTGTCGAGGCGCCCGTTAGTGAGATCGGAGAGCTGACTAGGCGGCACGCGCCATGCGTCGAGGCTCTGATCGATGCCACCGCCAAAGTCGGCGCGAACGATGGCGCCTTCGCCCGGTTTGGATGCGTCAGCCATGCGTCACCATACCCAAATTTTCAGTTCGCACGCGGCCTGCACGTGGAGCTCGATTGTTTTCTCGTCGGCGCTGCGTGACTGCGCGACGCGGTGCGTGCGGTGGTTGCCGCTGGTCTGCGTGTCCACCACGATGAATCCCTCGACGGGGCGGCCGAGGGTGTGCGGGAGGAAATAGGTTCCCGGCGCCGCAAAGGTAATGAGCTCGTTCCGCCCACCCTTGCCGTCCGGCACGGTCAAGAACTGCCCGGCGCCGAACGGCACTTGCTTCAGCGCGTTGATCGCGTCGATCGCCTCGTTGGTGCGCGTGAAGCCGGCTTGGGATTGACGCTGCGCGTCCGTCGTCGCGGCCTCCTCGGTGCGCAGCACGCGCGTCGGGATGGTTTTGAGGGTGCTCGTGAGCTGGGCGAGGAGATGCGGCCGTCTGGTGAGCGGGGCGGCCATTTAGGGCCTCGGAAGCAAGCGGCTAGGGTCGCCGTCGAGCGTGCGCGAGCCATAGACGTTGGTCACACGCTCGGTGTTCTGCGTCGCGCGGAACGGGGCTAGGCGGTCGATGCGCGCGCCGAGCTGCTGAACCATCCCCATCGCAAACGAAACATCGAGCTGCTCTTTTTGCTGGCAGTAGGCCACGGCGCGCCAAATGGCATACTCTTCCCAGCCGTCTACGCCGTCCCATGTGTCGGCGTCGAGGGTGAGCCGCGGCGAGGCGGGCGCGTACCAGTGCCGGATCGTGTAGCCGGCGGCCGGCGCCGGAAGAAAGGTGATGTTGCCCGCGATGATGCGGAACGCCACCGGGCGGCCTGGGTTCGGCGCCGAGGTGCCGAGGAGCCTTGCGCGCTCGTGGAAGCTGTACGAACCGAGCCGGACGCGGGCGCCGCTGTCCTCGAGTTCGACGTAGAGCGTCTCGTAGTGCGTCGCCGGGAGCGCGTAGGACTCGGCGCCGGTCGTCGTGATGACCTGCTCGGTGGCGTAGTACTCTTGGCCTCGAGCGCCCACAAGCCGATCGTAGAATTCGGCGAGGGCTTGGTTGAGGTACTCGTCAATTTCCGAGTCGGTGACGAACTGATTTCCGACGAGATCGGCACGCAGCCGAACGTCTGAGCGCATATCACCAAGCGTTCGACTGCGTGCCATTGTCTCACTCCTCCATGCAAGCCATGGTGAACGCCTCGAGGGCGTCCGCCAGGGCTGTCTTGTCGCCGGCCTTCACCGCGTCGAGCACGTCACCGGCGAGGGCTTTCTTTTCCTCGGGCGAGTAGCCGCGCTCTGAGGCGGGCGCCTCCTCTTCGTCTTCTCCGCCCTTTGGGCCACGGCCGAGGGCGATAAGCAGCGCGGGCTTTTTCATTAGGCGCTCGAATTCTTCAGCACGAGGAGAAGGTTCACTCGGTTGCCCGTGGCTGCCGCGACGTTGGCGAGTGCGGCCGACGAAATGTCGAAGATGCGCACTTGGAACGTCTTGGCGCTAAGGTCAACGGCGCCGATTTGGCTGGTAACCTTGTCGTCGCTGCTGGCGAGTTGCAGCGTCGCCGTCGCGGACAAGAGGCTCGTGTACACGTCTTGGAGCGTCACGGTGTAGACGCCGGTGGACGCGAGCGCGACGGATGCCACGCCGCGGCCGAGGATGGTCGTCGCGACGGGATCGGACGCGCCGTTGGTGCTCCACGAGATCGGGAGCACAACGACGCCGGGATCGAGAGCTCCGAGGAGCTGAATGAAGGAACGCCCGGCCATCAGTACACCGTTGCCGCGAGGAAGTTTTTGCCGCGGCCGTTGAAGCCGGGCGCGCGACAACGCAGGTTGCCGTAGCTGCCGACGCGGATTTGGTAGGCGTCGTCATCGCTCACGCGGAGGAACTGGTTGGTATCGTAGTCGAGAATGTGGGGTGCGGCATTGAGCGAGAAGAGATCCCACGTGTCCATTTGGACCGCGAAGATCTCAGACTGCGGCACGTTGATGTCAGCCACGCACTTGACCGGGCCGGTGTCGCCCATGAGCACGATCGACTGAAAGCCGATCTCCGCGTCCTCGATGCTCACGGCGCGGTCGTAGACGGTGCGCGAGCCAAGGAACTTGTTGAGTGCCGCGAAGTCGCGCGGGTGCATGAAGCAATGGTCCGGGCGACCACCTTCCGCGGCGATGTCGCTCACGAGCTGAATGATCGCTTCGTCCGGCGAGGCGCCGGTGCAATCGAGGAGCGAGCCGCCAAGGCTGGTCTTGTCCGAGGTACGGGTGAGGCCGTAGATGTCCGCCGGGAAGAACGCCGAGGTCGAGAGGCCGGTTGCTACGCCGAGGTCGGAACCGGCGATCCACTGCTTCATGCCGGTGACGACGTTCGAGTTCGTGAAGACGGTCGCGTTCGAGGTCGCGACGGTGCGATCGGTCGCGCGCGCGAGGTAGTGGCCCGCGGCGATGCTGGTGCCGTCGTTGACGGTGATGGTGCCGGCCTTGCGGTCAACGGCGGTGACGCGGATCGGCGTCGTGACCGTGGAGTTGATCACGGTGTCGTACATGAACGCCGTGCCGCCGGTGCCAGAGAAGACACTGAGGCGCTCGCCGAGGCTGAAATTGTAGGCGTCGCTCGGGGTCGCGAGCGTGATCGTCGCGGTGGCGATGCTGCCAACCTTGCCGATCGTGCCCGTGCCGTCACGGAAGAGGTGGCGCGCGATGGACCGCATCGCGGTGAACATCGCGAGATCCATCGTATCCTGAAACAAATCCACCATGGCGCCTTCATCCATGACGGCGGCCTTCATCGCCTCGCCGCTGATGGTCGCCAGCGAGTAGTCGCTTTTGCGCGTCAGCGTGAAGGTCTTGTACGTGTCGTTGTAGGCCTGCGAAGTCTCCGAGGCGGCCTTGGCGCCGCTGAAGGTCGCACCACCACCCTGGATCGAGTTGATGGTCAGCGGAACGTCAACGCTCTTACCGACGAAATTCGTCTTTTTGGCGAGCATCGCGAAGAAGGGGTTATTCTTGCGGAGTTCGCGCGGGACCGTGTAATCCGGGTAGAGAAACTTGATGATAGAGGCGGCGGATGCGGTGTCCAAAACGGGCATAATGGTCTCAGTGGGCGGGAGGTTGGTGGTTCCTCCCGCCACCTGTCACCGTCAGCCGTTGAGGCGCCCCGCCTTCAGCATGCCCACGATATAATCCCTTCGGGCATCGCGTGACATGTGCGCCGTGTCCGGCGCAGCGGAACTCTTCTCGCCGGCTCTCGACGTGCTCAACGTGCGGGAGGGCTTCGGTTTGCCTGCTGCGGATACCGTTCCGGTGCGCGGCGTGCTGGTGCCGCGGCGAGCTGCGCGCTCGTTGACGTGACGATACTCCTCGGACGCGAGGTAGTCCAGGGCTTCCGCGATATCGCTTAGGCTCGGGACTTTGCCGGTCTGCTTGTAGTAGTCGTCCTGAAGCTGGTAGGCCTGTTGCTTGACGAGCTCGGGGTGCAGCTCGGCACGCGCGGAGAGGTAGGGATACGCCTCCTCGTCCTTGGCGAGCGCGAAGAATTGGCCCTCGGCCGCGGCGCGCTGCTGGCCCATTTCGCGCTGGGCCTGCCCGGTGCGGTAGTCCTCGAGCTCCTTCGCTTGTTTGGCGATCTGCTCTTGGAGCGCGCGGAATTGCGCCTCCGGCGTGCCGTCCATGGCGGCGCGCTCGGTGAGGTCGCGAAGGTCCACGCCGAGCTCCTTGAGGCCGGCGATGGGGTCGCGCTGCATGGCCTCTCGAGCTCGGCGCAGTTGCTCCACCTCGCGGCGCTCGAGGTCGAGTCGCATCCGGTCGCGCTCCACCTCGGCGCGCTGCGCTTCGGCCTCGCGGCGCAGCCGGTTGGCCTTCTCGCGTGCACGAACCACGGCGCTGATGCGGTCCTCGGGCTCGTCGTGCTCTTCGGCCTCTGCGGCCTGTAGCATCGCCGGGCGCTCGTCTGGCGTGTCGTCGTCCGTCTGCGCCGCGGCGGGCTCTTGGCGAGGCGCTGGGGCCTGCTGCGCGGGCTCTTTGTTCGCGGCGCGGAGCGCGGCCAATGCGGCGGCGCGTCGGTCGTTGCGCTCGTTGCCGTTGATGCCGGCGAATTGCGCTGCGGGCTCTGCGGGGGCTTGCGCCATCGGCGCGCTCTGTTCGAGGTTCATGTGCTGTCCTTTGGTTGTCCGCTCAGGCTAGTGCGGGTGCCGGGCCTGCCATCTGTGCGAGCTCCGGCGGAAGACCTCCGCCAGGAGCGGCGGGAGGCGGTGGCGGTTGCATGGCCTGCGTGAGGTCTTGGGCGCTCGTGATGTAGCGGCGCAAGAGCTCGAGGCTCACGGGGTCGGCGTCCTCGAGGCGGGCGAGGTTGTAGGCCTTGGCGCCACGCGCGACGATCATGGCAAGGTTGTCGAATGGCTCGGCGATAACGGGCATTTGGCGCGCCAGGATCGCTTCGATGTTGCGATCGATGATGTGCTGGTCGCTTAGGTCCATGTCGTTCTGCGCTTGGAGGTCGGCAAGGTCGAGCACCTCGCGGAATTCGGGAATCCCGATGGCACCGAGCTGCAAGAGCTTCTCCGCTTGGTCGATGCGGCTCGCAAGGTCGCGGGCAAACTGCGAGATCGGCATGACGCGGATCGCGTAGTCGTCCTCGTCCATCGCCACTTCGCGCCACCGCATGACGGACGCGCGGCTTTTGCCCACGATGCGCACGGAAAACTTGGGGTCGTCTTCGGCCACGCGCGCGGCGGCGTCGATGGCGAGCTTGGCAATCTGGATGTGCCAGTCCGTCCATGCGCGGTGCATTGCAAGGAATCCCTCGGCCTCTACGTCGTCGAGCGTCTGGATGGCGATGCCGCTCGTCACGCCGCCGGGCTTTTGGTTTGCCACGCTCATGGCGCTTGCGCCCGACATCTCGGTCATCATGGGGCCGAGGTCGGTGAAGTAGCGGTACAGGTCCGCGGCCACGGACGGCGGCGCGAAGGGCTGAATTTGTCCAGGGTTGGCGCGCCAAATTGTGCCGGGCTCGTTGGTCATTTGCTCCGTCGTGAACTCGACGCCGGGCGCCACGATAAAATGCGCGTGGCTCATGAGCTTGAACGTCTGCTGAAGCTTCACGGCCGTGAACTCGAGCTCGCGTTGAATCGGGAGGATGAGCTTGGCGAGGCTGACGGGGTAGAATCCTACCGGCGGCGCGTAGAATCGCAGGATCGCCACCGGGAACGTCTCGGCGGTCCACTCCTCGTCGAGCAAAGTGTGCCCTTCGATGCTGATGTGGTGGCGTCCGGGGCTGTCGGCGGTGCCGATGGCCCACGCTTCGCACACACGCACGGCCTGCGGGTTGTAGGCGTCCGTGAGCCGCGTTGCGCCGATGTTCGACGGCGGCGGCGCGCTCATGATGGCGCCCTCGGACTCGGGGAACATGTCCGCGAGCACGCCGCGATCGAAGTCGTCCACGTAGTACAGCCGGCGTGGCGTTCCTCCGTTGCACTCGGCCTCGCGGAGCTTGAGGCACCAGGGTTTGAGGCGCTCGAAGCTCACGCGACCGGGCTCGTCGTACACCTTCACCGCGGCGAGGCCCGTAAGCAGCGCGTCACGGCACGCCATGTCCGCGATCGTGTCGATGCGTTCCGTTGCGAAGAGGCCCTCGAGGAAAAGACTCAGGCCCTTGGCTCGCGTGCGCGTCGAGTAGTCGCCACCGGTCGAGACCGTCTGCGGAAGCACCTTGTTGCGAATGATCTTCGCGTGAATGGTGTCGAGAATGCGCCGGTACTTGTTGGGGACGAGGGCCTCCTCGTCGATGCGCCGGTAGGGGCTGCCTTTGCGGCCCTGCGTCGGGAGTTCGACGCCGTAAGCCTCGATGTAGCGCGCCCATGCGTCGAGGCGCGTCTGGTCGAGCGTGTCGAGCTCGCGCACCGTAGACCATACGCCGTCCAGCGCGGTGCGTGATTCGATCGGAAGGGTCCACCATCGGATGCTCTGCGTCTGCGTCGTCATGTCACCATCTCCGGCGCGCGGCACGTCTGCCGGCGTCCTCTGCGGCGCGCTCAATGCGCGCGGCCTCCGCTTCGTACCACGCCTCGGTGTTCCGTTCATGCGGCGCCGGCCTTCGGTCGGGCACGAACTGCGCGCTGGCGAGCATGAGACTCGGCACGAAGTCGCAGTGCCTGCCGTCGCCGGCGGTCGGTAGCTCGAGGCGCACGCCCTGCATGGTCGTGGCGCGCTTGACGCGGAGCACGTCCTCCCGCATGGCGGGGTGCGGGTGCAGCTCGAGGCGGCCCTCGAGGAGCTCGGAGCGGAAGCGCGCGGCCTGTTCCCATCGCTCGCGGCTTGGGGTCATGCGCGGGAGGAGCGTGAGGCCCTGTTGCAGCGCGAGCTCGCTAAGCGGGTCGGCGCTCCACTGATCGCACCACACGGCGGGCACGCGGTAGCGCGCGGCGATGGCGGCAATGTCGCGCAGCACGGTGGTCGCGCTCAGCGGCGCGTTCTTGCTGCCCACCCACTCACGCGCCACGTCGATGCGGCGCTTGTCGCCGTTGCGGCTCATGATCACGAGCGTCCATGCGTTGCCGCGCGTCGCGGCGTCCATTGCGGCCACGTAGGACCGCAGCGGGTCGGGCTCGAGGTCGCCCTGCGTGCGCGTCGCGGCGGCCACGGCATCCGGCGGCACGAGCGCGGACTCCGGCGCGGCGAACTCGGCGGCGCAGTCTACGCGGTAGGCATCCGGGTCGCTCGCGCGGAGCTCCTCGATACGCTCGGGCGTCCAATAGTCCGGGTTCATTGCCCACCCAGGCGCACGCACGACCACGCGCGCGGCCGTCGGCTTCTTCCACCCCTCTTGCACCTGCTCGAAGACTGGCCCGAACGGCGCCCACGGCGAGCCGATGGCGATGAGCTGCGCGCCGGGTAGCATACGGCCGAGGACCACGCGGCGGGTCTCGTCGAAGTTGACGGCGGCGTCGCCCTCGCCGGCCATGCGTGGCGCTTCGTCCACGATGACGCCGGCCATCCAGCGCGAAATGAGCGAGGAGCCGGCGCGTTTGCCGGCCACGGTGCAAATCTCGATGGGCCTGCCCGATGGGTGACGCAGCATGAGCGAGTCGGCGCGGGGCTCGTCCACGAGGAGCTCGCGCAGCACCGGGCTAGCCATGATGCTGCCCGCGAGGTGCGAGTGCGCCACCTGCGCGAGGTCGAGGTCGAGCGATAGAATCGACACGCGCGGAATCTCGCCGGCCTTCAAATGCTCGCACGCGACCACTTGCGTCGCCCGAATGGCGGCGGCCGCGGCAAGCATGGTCTTGGCGGAACGGATCGACGCCACCACGGTCACCTCGCGAGGCCGCACGCCCACGAGCGCGGCCGCGTCGCCCACGGCCTCGAGGAGCTCAGGATTCGACGGGTCGAGCGTTGGATCGCCGTCCACGAGGCGCGCGAGCTGTCGTTGCAGCGGCGTTGCCGTCGTCAGCGCGAACCCCAGGCGGTGCGTCAGAAGGCTCTCGAGGCTGCCGAGCACCTCCCTCCGCTGATGCGACCAGTAGGCCTGGAGCAGCGGCGAGCCGGATGTGCTCGATTCGCGCCCACGGGATGAGCGTGCCCGCGTCGCCGCCCACGTCACGAATGAACGCCCCGAACGAACCCAAGTCGAGCCGCGACGACGGCAAGCGAATCGTCTCCTGCATCCGGTTGTCGATGTGCAGGCCGCTCACTAGCCGGATCAATACCTCGTCCACGTGTCACCTCGAGGCGCAAGCGTGCGCCGATACCGTGCCCGCGGAGCTCGCGGGCCACGAAAGTAAACCACGGCACGCCGCCCACTGCGGCGCACCACCCAAAAAGCGTGTCATCGTCGGTCTCGGAGCACGCGACCACGATCGCGCTCTCGTTCAGCATGGCCCGCACGACGAGCTCGAGCTCCTCGCGGGTCACGTGCCGGACGAACCGGTGCACCTGATGCAGCGCGGTGGCGGCGATGTACGCCGCATCGGTTGGCCGGGCTGCGCGCGTCGCGATCATGCGTCCACCAGGTGCGCGAGCGTTAGCGCCACGACGAGCACGTGCGCGACGCGGCCACGGTCCACGCCGACGCCAAGGGCGGCGAAGCCGAGCACGTGCACACCGGCGACAATCGCAAGCCGCGTCATTGCAGCGCGCCCACGTCCGAGGCCTTCGCCGCGGCCTCTTGAGCTCGCCGCGCTTTTTCGGCCACGACCATACGCTCGAGCTCCTCGAGCGGAATCTCCGCAAGCTGCGCCTGCTGCGCCTCGCGCTTCTCCCGCTTCATGTTCTCCCATGACATATCGCGGCGCCCCCACTTCGGCGCGTGCTTGCGCTCGAGGAGCCACGCCGCTGCGGTCCAATGTTCCTGCGAAGCCTTTTTGATGCTCGCCACAAGTGAGGCTTCCGCCTGGCCTTCGGCCTCTTTCACCGCGGCAACAAACGCAGCGTAAGGTTCTTCGCCCTTGTTTCCCTTGCGAATCCAGTTGCGCATGCAGCCCCAATCCACGCCGGCAAACTTCGATGCCGCGCTACGGTAGTTCCCTGCGCGAATGGCTTGCAAAATCTTCTCCTGCTTGTCTGGGGTCAACGTCAATGGCTTTCCCATCATGCCTCGTCGAACGCGACGCCATCGGCCTCGCGAGTTGCCTTCTTGCCCGTGTAATCCTGCCACCGCTTGACGATTACGTCCACGTAGCGCGGGTCGAGTTCCATCAGGCGAGCGACGCGGCCTGTCTTTTCGCAGGCGATAAGCGTTGTTCCGCTGCCTCCAAACGGGTCAAGCACCACGTCGCCTCGGTTCGAGCTGTTGCCGATGCAGTATCCGACAAGCTCGACGGGCTTTGCGGTCGGATGCCCAGGATTCTCAGATCCCTTCGGTCGGTCGAAGTTGAGCGTGCTCGACTGCTTGCGGTCGCCTGCCCAGGTATGGGCCGCACCCGGCTTCCATCCGTAAAAGATCGGCTCGTGCTGGTAGTGGTAATCGGATCGGCCGAACACGAACGCTGACTTGATCCAGTTCAGCGTATGCCGCCACACGTCGAGATCCTTAAGCACGGTGCCGAAGCAGTGAAAGAGCGGCCCCGCCGGGGCCGCGACGTACCACGCCGTGCCGTCTCGGCAGTGCGTGAAGGCCGTGCCGAGAGATGCGCGCAAGAAGTCGGTCAGCTCGTCGTCGTTCAGCGCATCGTTTTCGATCTTCATGCCCTGAGCTTCGCGTTTCTTTTGGTACTTCGGATCATGCGAAACGCCGCCAACGTACGACACGCCATACGGCGGGTCCGTCCAGACAAGATCCGCCACCGCTCCCGCCATCAATGCTCCAACCGCATCCACGCTGGTCGAGTCGCCGCACACGACGCGATGCTTCCCGCAGAGCCACACGTCGCCGAGCACGCTGCGCGGCGACGCCGGGGCTTCCGGTACGTCGTCTGGATCCGTTTGGCCTTCCACGATGGACGCCTCGCCCATCAGTGCGTCGAGCTCGTCTTGGCCCCATCCCGCGAGCTCCGCATCGTCCTTGCTCACCTCGGCCAAGAGTTTGCGAAGCTGGTCGTCGTCCCATTCTGCAACCTCGCCGAGCTTGTTGTCGGCCAGGGCCAAGAGCCTCGCCTCTGCCGGGTCCAGCTTCAGCGTCCGCACGGGCACGCGGTCAAGCCCGAGCTTCTTTGCGGCAGCCCATCGCGTGTGTCCGGCGATGATCTCCATGCCTTCCTCGCGCACGATGATGGGGCTCGCGAATCCAAATCGTTTGATTGACTCCGCGACCTTCGCCACCGCCTTGTCGTTCCGCCTTGGGTTTTCGACCCATGGGCTCAGTGCGTCAAGCGGCATCCATTCGGCTGCGATCTCAGGCTTGGCCTTCATGCTGGCGGCTTTCTCCTCGTGCTGGCGAGGCTGTCGATTTCCGTTAGCATATCCCCACGGCAACACAATCGGGGATCCGATTGCGCTTGACGGTTCCCTCTCTCTCCCCTCAGACTCCCCTCTCACTTCCTCCGGCATGCGAACCGATCTTCGATGATCGATCTGCGATCGCGGGCGCGCGCGAGGCTAGTGGTCGTCCATGAGCTCGGCGAGCTCTCGGCGAAGGGCGGTGCACTCGGTCGCGAGCCCGCGCACCAGCTCCACCGCGTCGAACGAGTCGAGCGCGGGGATCGGTGTGTTCGGGAGCGCGTCGGTCAACGCGCCGTGAATGGCTCTGAGGATGGCGTGCGAGCGCGCGTAGCCGTCCCGCTCCGCCTCCAATTCCCACACGCGCGCGACGAACGCGGGCACGTCGGTGCGGGCGTGACGGTTAAACTCCTCGCGGTCCGCGAACGAGTCTGACCGGCGCGACGCGCGGGCTTCGATTTCGTCTAGGTCGATCATTTCCAAGCCTCCGGCGTAGGTGGCCCATGCCATCGCCCGCGCTGCGGCGCGGATCAAGTCCATCAATTTCCCGAAAGAGATCTCCCCGTCGTCGTGCTCGCGCAGCACCTTGCGCACGCCTTCGTAGCTGAGGCCGTACTCGCGCATTTGCTCGGCCTCTTGGCGGATCATCGTGGAAAAGTTCTGCGCCGCGAAGGTCCGCATGCGCTCGCACTCCGCCTCCAGTTCCCGCACGCGCTCCGCGAGTTGGGGCGCGGCAAGCGCGTCAGCCATCGCGCGTTTGCGAAGCGGGTCAACCGGCCCCCTTCCACGCGCGAACGGGTCACCCTTTGGAATCTGGTCGAGGTTCTCCATGATGTCTGCGAACGTCACCACGTCTTTTCGCTGGGTCATCGGCACCTCCATCCGTCCATCGCACCGGCCAACGCTTCGCGCAGGTTGTCGTCCTCTTCGTCGAGCTTCTTGCGTCGCGTCCAAAGCTCGTCCAGCTCCGCCTCCAGCTCCCGCACGCGAGCGACCAGCGCGGGCACGTCGGTGCGGGCGGCGGCGATGAAGGCGGCGTTGAGTACGTCGAATTGAGCGTGCCCGACTCTGGCGATCTGCATCGAGCACGTCTGCGAGTCTGGGGCTTGGCCCCACACCTCGGAGCACACTTGATGCCGGTCTCTCCACGGCCCCGGCGTCGCCGCGTTCGCGCGGGCTTCGATTTCGTCGAGGTTCATGGCTTCGCCTTCCTTCGTGTGGTCGCATGGGTTCGGATAATCCCTGTCGGGGTCACCGTTACCTGGAGATTTGCTCTTTTTGTCATAACTTCTAAGACGACGTATCCACTCTCTGTGGAGTGAATGCGCGTCACTTCCGCCGCACCCCACACGAAGCCGTAATCCGTAAAGTGCATCGGCGGTTTGCTCATGGCTCCGCCCCCTTCTGCTCCTTGCGCCGGCACGTCACGCACGCCGTCACCTTTGCCTTGAGGTCCGCTTCCCACTTGGTGGACACGTACCCGCACTTGCATCGCACCGCCCATTTGCGGCTGAGGTTGTTTGGCCCGTCCTGCACGAGCTCTACGAGCGTCCAGTCGTTGTGCTGGTCGCCGGGCTGGCGCGTGCGCTTTCGCAGGCATCTTCGCTTGATGGTCATTGCTGCGCATCCTTGGCACCTTTACGGGCCTTTGGTGCGCTATGGCTACCTGCGGTCGTTTTCTTTCGCTTAGGCGCGTCTAGGCCCCACGACGGCGGAGGAAACCCCCTGCCCGTCTCGGATAGGCGCCGCACGCGGATAACGAGCTGATGCCATTCGGCCTCGTCGGTCTGGATGAAGTCCACCGTCAGCGAGCGGATTTGCGAGTCGTTCCGCCAGAGCTCCGCGCCCGGCGTCTCGCCGCGGTGAAGCTGCCCGGCGTCCATGACGGTCTTCGCGGCGTTGTCGAGGTCGCCGCTTTGCTTGGGCGCCCAAAACGCAAGGTCGAGGCGCATCGGCCCGGCGCTCTGCCATGGCGCGGCTTCGCCAAAGTGCCCGGCCTCGAGGATGCCGCGTGCGTACGCGAGCGAGGCCGCCAGCTTGGCGCAGTGCCGGCGATAGGTCGTCGGCATGAACGTGCCGCGGCCGGTCACGCGCGGGCGCGGGCTCGGGACCATGGGCGCGTAGACGTGCGCCACGAGATCCCATCCGAGCTCCTCGGTGACGTGTACCTCGTAGCCGCCGGGCACCTCGTGCGCGTAGGCGGGGACGTTGATTGATTCGTGCTTCATCGTGTTTCCTTTGGGTTAGTCGAGCTCTGCAATTTCGATGGCGGCCTCACTGTCGCGCCACGCGGCTTCGAGGGCTTGCCACGCCGCCACGCTCTGCGCGCGGTCGTGGAAGTTGGACGGGCGCTCGATGCCGGTCTTGACGCACTCGGACCAGAGCCACGCGGCAATCTGGCCGGGGCTTGGCGTGGCGCCGAGGTCCATGAGCATGGCGGCGACGATGGTTTCAGCCGGGCGCTGGCGAGCGTCGGCGAGGCGGACAATGCGGGCGAGGTGGTGCGGGTGAATGTCGATCATGGCGTCATGCTGTAGGTTTCGCGGGTCGCATCCCATGTCATGCGAAAGAAGGCGGCGCGACCATCGCGCGCCTTTTGGATGCTTAGCGCCGGCTCGGCTTGCGGACCGGGCTCCGCTCCGGGGAGCGGGCGCGAGAAGAGGAGCACGGTGTCAGCGTGCCGCAGGATCGCGTAGCTGTCGCCGATCATGCCGCGCGTGGCCTTGGCCCCGGCCTTTTCGGCCTCGCGATTGAGCTGCGCAAGGGCGAGCACGGGCGCGCCGATGGTGCGCGCGAGAATCTTGAGCCGGCGCGCGTACTCGCCGAGGAGCTCGTGCTTTTCCATGCGGCGGCGCGCGTCGTCGCCGGTCGGGTCAAGAATGCCGAGGTAGTCCACGACAATGAGTCCGAGGCGCTCGCCGCGTTCCTCGAGCCGCGCCTTGAAGGCCTTTGCCCTCATGGCGACGTGGTCCGTGCTCTGCCCGGCGTCGCACGACCACTCGACGCGAAGGCCTTGGCCGACGAGCGAGCTGATACCTCGAATGAGCTCGGCGTACGCCTGCGACTGAAGCTGCGGCGGGAGCACCTCGGGGCGGTGCTCGCAGCCGTACTCTTGGCGCGCCACGCGGGCGAGGTTGGCGCTCGCGGGCATCTCGAGGCCCACGAACATGCACCAAGAGCCTGCGGCGGCGCACGCTCGAGCGTACTGGATCGCGAGGACGGTCTTACCCACGCCGGTCGCGGCGGCGAGCACGGTGAGGCTGCCGGGGCTGAGCTGCACGCAGGCGTCGAGGCCCGGCCATGGGCTCGGGGTGGCGGCGACGGTGCGAGCCGTGAGGCGCTCGAGGAGCTCGTTGGCGGCGTCCTTCGTGCTGATGAGGCCTTGCGCGCCATCGGCCACGCGCGGCGTCACACGCTCAAGGAGCTCGGCGCGGAGCTGCTCGCCGTTCTCGCTCATGCCTTCGGCGCGACCGGCGACCTCGGCGCACACACGGCGCAGCTCTCGGAGCTCGTGCGCGTTGGTGAGCTCGCGCACCAATTCCTCCGCGCGCTCGTCGTTGTCGAGGCGCCCGCGTTCGAGGTAGCCGGCGGCCTGCTCGCGGACCGTGAGCCACCAGCCGCGCCACCCGTCCGGGCTCGCGGGCACGGATGCCTTGGCGGCAATGAGGCGCTCGAGCACGTTCCACCCGGCGGGGCCTTCTCCGTCTGCCTCGAGGCGCTTGGCTTCACGCCACCAATCGGCGCACGGGCTCTGCGCGAAGTGCTCGGGCTCGAGGGCCTCGAGCATGTAGGCCCGCGCGGCGGCCTTGGCCTCGCACACGAACACGCATGCGGCGAGCTCGGCCTGTACGGCGACCATCATCGGCGCACCTGCGAATGATGAGGGATGCCGACGCTCGCGAACCACTCTTCCTGCGTCTGCGTCTTGGCGATCGGGCGCGCCGTGGCCTTGTGCAGCCACATGGTGAACGCGGCGTTCCAGTTGGCGGCACGTCGCGCGTGCGTCGCGGCGTGAAGGCGGAAGGCCTCGGCCTGCTCTGCCACGTCGAGGCCTTTGCCTGCGGCGCGGTCGCTGTGCTCGGGCGTCGGTGCCCACGAGGTCGGAAGCTCGCGCTCCGCGGTCTTCTTCTCTTTCTTCTCTACTCTCTCTGCTCTCTCTGCTCTCTCTACTAGCGGCGGAGCGTCACGTGAGGGTAGCGTGAGGCTCACGTTAGGCTCACGTGAGTTTTTTTCTGATTGCTTGGTTTTTATGCGGCTTTGCCGTTCTCGGTCGGCTAGCAACCTGCCGCACAATTTTTCAAGGTTCGTCTCGATTCCTCTCAGATCGAGATCGATTCGCTCCGATTCGGAGAAGTCGGGCAACGTCTCGAGCTCCCTCGCGAGCTGCTTTTCACGTGCGGCGACGAACCGCTTTCGCAGAGTCGGCGGAAGGTTCACGATCGCGCGGAGCTCGAAGGGCGTGCATTTGAACCATGGGATCATCGGCGTCTCAACGGGTGCGCACGTTGACCCATCGCCGGGGATCGGCTAGGTTCTTTCGTGCTGAGTGTGTTGCTCTCTGCCCTCGGACGTTGCAAGCGTTCCGGGGGCTCGTTTTTTGTAGACGATCGCTCGCACCGTGGCAAGCTGCGTGCCCCTGCATGGTGCAGGTGCGGCGCCTCCTCGTGCTTGATTCGTGCGGGAGGCGCCGCCTTTTTTTCAGAACGGTCCGCTTGGCCGGTCCTGGGCCTTGCATTGCGCGTGTCGCGTCGCGAAGGCCTGCGCGGCCTCCATGAGCTCGGCGACGGGCACGGGGAGCGCGAGGCGCAACGTGCCGGCGCAGTGCCCGCAGTAGACGGCCACAATGCGACCGGGGAGCTCGTGGACGGTGACGTGCGGTGTCATGCCTGCACCTTCGCCGCGTGCCATCGGGCGCGTGCTTGGTGCTGCTCGGCGTAGAGGCGCACCTCTGCCGCTCGGATGGCGTGCGCTCGGTCCTCGAGGCGCATGATGCGCTCGAAGGTCCAGTCGCCGATGATGGCGCGCGCTTGGCGCTCGTCGGCGTTCATCGCGCGGCCTCCACGGCACGCTCGAAGGCGGCGCGGTCGCGGAAGATCGTGGCCTCGGTTTCGACCGGGAGCTTTTGGGCCTCGAAGAGCGCGTCAAGCGTCTCGGATGCCGTGGCGCCGAGGCCGTTGCAAATGCGCTCGATGGTCTGCGCCTTGACCGAGATTCGATTGGTGCCGAGCTCGATGGCGCAGATCGTGGTGT